AGGTTCTATGAACTTAGGAAAGTTATCATTAGTATTTTTACCTTTCTTATTTATCTCTACACCATCTAATTGATCTGCACCAGCTTCTATAAGTTTAAGGAATATCTCACCTCTACGCTTCCATGCTGGGGTATAGAATTTAGACATGCCTTTAACACGTTCTTTAGCTTCACCTAGAGCAAGTTCTACTTCTCCAAGGGTTACTTGTCTTTCAGTTTGAGTACCTTGTTGTGTAGCAGTAGCACCAGTAGCTTTCTCGATAATACCTACCATATATTGCATTTCATCAAGACTCTCTGAAAGATCAGGGATATCTACTTTTTGCATTACTTCAGAAGGTTTACCAGGGAGAGGATACCAACCCCAAGGAACTGGTTGGAATGTACTAGGATTAAAGTTAGGATCAGATGAGTCATAGTAGTTCATACCAAAGTTTCTCATTGTTCTATTCTCTACTAATTGAGACATCCAACTATTAAGAACTTTGTTAGGAGTACGGACTATATCAGCGACACTATCAGACCAGAAGTCTTGTCTTTCTAGGTCATCAGCCCATGAGTTATAAGGTAAATGTGTTTTCCAGTAGTCATCCTTAGTCTTACCAATTACTTCATCTAAAGGTTTGTTCAATATGATCTGTTGGTCATCAGCTTCAGTCTTTAGATATCGTTCTTCTTCTTCGCCTTCTTTATTATCATATACGAAGTGTTGTGTTAGTTCTACCCATGTTTCACCAAGTTCAGGACTATCTACATCTTGTAAGCCCATATCAGCCATTTTCTTATTCTTCTCTACAGCCATCTCATTGTTAGAAGCGACTTTAATTAGTCCTTCATCAGTAGCATAGAAAGCTCTAAGTTTTTTGATAGCCTCTTGGTCATAGACTTTACTCTTTTCTAATTCTTTTAGAGGTACATATATACCAGTTTGGATTAAGAAGCGTGTACTATTCAATTCAGTAGGATCACAGTATCGAGAGACTAGAATATCTTGTGGATCAATAATAGTCATTTTTATCATGCCATCTACTATCTGCCATTGATCGAAAGAACGACCAAACATAAAGACTTGTTTCTTATCTACAATGTCTTGGATCTCCATGTTGTTCATGTCAGCTGTCCACTTCCAGTATTCGTTTTGAAATGTTTGTTTTTCTTCGTTGTTATCTAGTTCCTCAAAGAATAGAACAGGCATATCATCAACGTCTTTCAATAAGGTTTTGATGGTCTGTTTCATTAAAGGCATATTGACTGATTGCCTTTGGGTAAGACGATTGATTGTTACTCTATCTCGGTATAATGTATAGTTTTCTTTCCAATCTTGTTGTCTTCTTTCCCTATAGTTATATCCGTCTTGTTTATTACCTAAGAGAACTTGTAACTCTGGGTCAATTACTGTTATTTCTGCCATATCTTAATTTAGTAGACAAAACTATCTTATCGCAAGTCTAAGCTGGGAGAGTATCGAAGTAAGGTTTAACACCGCCTGGATCTCTTGGAGTCCAGCCAACTTTATTAATATCATTAGCAATAGCATAACGAATAGCATCCATTGTATGATCATATAAACCATCAGGAACATCCATCATCTTACCTTCTTTATCAGTTTTCCACATATAGTTTCTGTACTCACGTATTACGTTTAAACTACGTTTAGTCATACTTATCCTTTGGTTTTGCACATATTGAATACCATGATTGACACTATCTTTACCTTTATTGCTTGGAACTATCATCATTCCATAACTCTTTATTTCATCAATACTCTTTGGCTCGGCACTATCAGCTATTATCAATGCTTTGTCTTGGTTAAGGAATATATCAGAGAGTTGTTTATTGCTTAGTCCTTTCTGGTAACAGATCTCATCAAGAATAAAACCTTCATTATATTTATAGACACCAATTATAGCGGCTGGATCATTAGAATAACCAAAGTCCATTCCATATCTTATTAGTCTAGCTTCATGTGGAACTTTATCAACTATTAACCAATCTTTATATATCTTACCTTCTACTTCTCCAAGTTGACCAAGACCATATACTAGCCACCAATTCCTATTACCCTTACGTTTCTCTATTGAATCAACTATACGACTATCAAGACCTTCATTGTCCTTATATGTCAATGTTAAAAAGTCTACATCATCACGTTTATCTTTTAGTTCTGTGTATGCCCAATATTCATTAGTTGGGTTACTATCTAATATAATTAATTCTTTTGTTCTTATCTCTAATTGAGTAAAGATTTCATATTGAATGTTATTAGCCTCATTCATAAATAATACATCTCTTCGAGGACCTCTAACTTTACCTGGTTGATCTGCACTAAAGAACTCTAACTTAGTAAGAGTTTCAAAAGTATATGTTGAATCTGTTTTGTTCCACCTAGCATCTTTAAAGTAATTTTGAGACCTCATTATGTTTATAAAGTCTCTCATTGCTCCTTTCCTTAAGTGAGGCATTGTTTCAGACACTACACTTGCAATCTTACCATCATGTGATTGACAATAATCTATCAAATACATTAATATAGATATTGTTTTAGAACTAGAAGTGCCACCATTTATAAATCTAATTCTCTTATCTAATGAACATATTTTAGTTAGAGCTGTTGTTTTTATGAAGTTTTCCATTTTTAAGATAATTTATAGCTTTGTTTAATAACTTGACATCATCTTTGAATAAACCTAATCCTCTATTACATTTACCACATAGTAGTCCTCTTACTACATTTGTTTTATGACAATGGTCTACGTGTAATGTTTTATATTCTTCACCACAAATAGCACACTTACCTTTTTGTTTCTTATAGAGTAAATCTCTTTCTTCTATAGTAATACCATATCTTTGTTTGAGTCTATAGTTTTCATATTTCAATCTAACTTCTGGCTTACTTCTATATTTCTTATTTGCTTTCTTTCCAGATTCAGTTTGTTTATATGCTTTTCTATAAGCCTTTCGTTTAGGTAATTGATTTCTGATTCTATCAGATTCCTTACTCATCTTCTTTGGTTATACCACCTAATATTGGAATTGGTTTACCATCAGTAGTAATATCTTTTCTATCAATTAATCTTCTCTTTAGTTTCAATGCAGTTTCTAAATATTTGTGTCTAGCTATAAAGTCAGGAACATCAATAAAGTCATCTGTCTGGGTATTAGCACCTTTGTCTTGGTTCTTAATGGTTATCCTAGCACTTACAGTTCTATTCGCATCTAATCCTTCCATTATTTTATTCTGTAAAAGTTTGTCAGTTATACCAGCTTCTTCTAAAAAATCCTCATAATCAAGTTTTCTCAAGTTTTCATAACCTATCTGTCCAGCACTATCTCTGTCTTGACAATCATATACTTGCATAGCAGATTCAGTTGCATTTCCATTCTCTAAATATAGTTTTAACCACTTTCTTTGCTTTAGTGTTAGATCATTACTTGTCATTCTTCTTTATTGGTTTCTTCTTTAACAACCTATTAACTATTAATGTAAATATCTTAGCTCTGAATAAAGAGAATTTGTTTACTCTAGTTCCCTTCTCTAAGCGAAGTATCTTTATTAATACTTTGGTTATCTTTAGGAATTTTTGTTTAGTGATCATATCTTATTGTCCTTAATTGAACATATTGTGTTTTGTTTGAAGATACACAGCTTCTTCTTATATATCCTTTTTTAATTAAAGCGTTAAGAGTATATATGGTTGTGAAGTCCTTAATCTTATTGTCTACCATTTTGTTAATTATGTAAGGTCGGGAGACGGGAGTCTTTTCTTCCCTTACCCATTTATCTACTATAATTAGCACTTGGCGTTGAATATTGCTAAGGTTATCTTCCACCTCTGTATTATAACACGGGTGTCTACTTCTCTTTTAATACCTCTATAGTAAACTTTAATATTTGACGAGCATCATCATAAACCTCTCCAGTCTCATCAACTCTAACTTCAAATTCAACAGAGACTCCCTCATCAAATTGACTAACAACTTCTTTAATATAATCTTTTAATATCATTTTTTACCTCCTTCTTTTGAACTAATAACTCCTTTGAAGAATCCTGTTAGTAGAGTCTTATCGTTCTTGTTAGCAGAGTTGTAAGAGTTCTTTATTTCTTTTGATATAGATATTACTCTCTTACCATTAAAGTCTTTCTTATTAATAGCATTACGTTTGTTTAGATATCTTCTTAATAGTTTTTGTTTTTTACCACTCATTGTCTATACTATAAACTGGTAATAATTCACAGTCTGGTGTTACGTTATTCATTTTAATTGTGGAATATTCGCCATAATATGTTTTTTAATAAAGCCAATACAGACTGCTCTATCTAACGGACTCATTCCACTAACATCAGCTGCTAAGTTAAAATCCTTAACCCAATTAGTATCTTTTGTTTTTAGTATTACATCATTAGTAGTGGAACCCTGTTCTTGTTTCATTTCAATTTTACCAACAGCACCACATTCAGGACATTTAATTGATGGCATTTCAGTACTATCCATTGCTCCCATAGGACTTGGATTACCTATTCCCCATAAACCAAAACCAATACAAGTAGAACATTTTTTATCTTTTTTCATTCTTCTCCTCTAATACATTATCTAAATTATATCTAAAAGGGCTATCTTCTAATATTTCATCTACCTGTTCTCTTTTCTGCTCATCTTCTTTTACTTCTAAGTCTTGATGTAAGCTGAATAGTTTAGTGATATCTCTACTGTTTAGTTCTTTCATTATCCTTTTTGGTTTAAATTGTTAAGTAAGTCTGCTAATATTATTTTATATTTCTTTTGTGTTGGGTTATGGTTATTCATTTTTGATTAAATTGTTAACTGGTGTTTGAAAGACAGTTCTATTATCTTTAAAGTAATTAACTTGATAATAGTCTGCTTTAATATTTTTAGGCTTTAAATTTTCTAATACTTCTAATTCTCTTTGTGATAATGCTTTGGTGATAAAGTCTTTAACTAAAGATACATAAGCCTTATATCCATATTCTAAATATTCTTTACATATCTCTTTATCAAACTCTTTCTCCCATAACCTTTCTTCTACTCTTGTTTGTGTAACCCTGTTGTGTAACTTATTTACACCCCCAGGTGTTTGTGTTTCACTTTCTTTAGTTTCTGCAACACTATTATTCTTTTGTTGCATAGGTGCAACACCAAATACTTCTTCATTTAATGGTTTAGTGTTTTGTTTCATAGTTCCTCTATTAAAATCTTAGCTTTTAAAGCATGGACTTTAATACCATACTTGTCTTGTTTGTTGAAGTGTCTTATAGCATTACGTCTGGCTATACCTTTCTTAGAAGTATACTCGTCTATTGTTAGTGTATTTTTGTTGAGATTATCAACTATTGTTTTAATTTTCATCTGATTCCCCTAACCAACACTTAGCACTACAATAAGGTTTACCAGCTTTACTCATAGCTATTGGTGATCCACAATCAGGACACTTACTATTACTAAATTCATGTTTAACTGGTTCTCTTGTTGGTTCACTTTGAGTTGTATGTTGAGTAGCTTTTTCTCCATCATCATCTTCAGCACTCATAAAGAGTAGTGATTGAAGTCCATATCTACGGGCATATGTAATAGCACTACCTTGATCTTGCGGATTATTCTCATTCTTAC